TTGACTCCCATCTGAGTCTTTTTACCAGAGAATCCTTGACCAACAACTTGACCTGCACGACCTCTCATCGAACACATGAGAACATTATCATATTCCAAATCATAATGTAATAATGCTGCTACTTGATCTCCTACATCATTTACTTCACAAAGAATAAACGCACCATTATAATTTTTTGCTACTTCATATATGACATTAGGAAACAACATTGGTTTAATTTCATTGTTTCGATACTTAGCAACTATCTTATGAGGAAAACTGGTAATATCAAAAACAACAAAGGCAGAGTAATCCTCACTAACTCCTCTTGCAACGTCAACTGTAATTACATACTCATGATCTTTTATTGCTGTTTCATGTATGTCCAATCCAGCATTTCTCTGTATTGGATTCTCATAAGTTAAAGCTCTAAGTTTTGATGGTGCTATCAAAGTATCAACAGATCCTAAGAACTCACACTCAAACTCAATTTTAAATTGCTGTTCTGATGTGTTAGCAATAGTTTGAAGTTTCCATTCTTCGTTTCTTCCGGGAACCTCTGACCAATGAACATCAGTTGGAACATATTCATTTTTTCCTCTTTCCGCATCATGCCAGTATCTGTAAAAATGATTCATACCATGAGGGGTAGAAACCATTATTACTTTCGTTGACTTACCAGAAGTAATAGTAGGATAAACAGATGCAAAGAAGGACTCCGCAATATGGTTTGGAACGAAAGCGAATTCGTCGAGGAAGAGGATATTGAACGACATGCCTCGGACAGCACTTGCAGACGTAGAAGCAGCCAGTATCTTTGATCCATTTTCTAACTCCAATGATCCTTTATTCCATGACAAAACACCTTGTTGCATCCACTTAGGTAAATTTTCATAGGCAGTTTGTAATCTACCCAGTAAGTCTCTAGCAGTTGCAGCTTTGTTTGCAAGAATACCAATGTTTACATTATCATTAAAAACTGCATAATGCAATAGGTAAGCAACAGACGTAGTAGACTTACCAGTCTGTCGAGGCATTTTACAAATGTTGAATCTGTTATTATGAAAGTTATTAATTAACTTTTCTTGAAAATCGTATGGTTCAAATTGTACAAGTCCCTCATCGAGAGAAACAATCTTTACATGATTCTTAGCAAAGTAAACAGGATCCTCTCTGCAAGCAACAAATTCTAAAATTTGTTCCTTCGTAAATTCTTGAGCAACATTCGCTTTTTTTAGAAGCGGGTTACCAAGATATACTTGATCCTGTGTTTGCATAATAATCTCCTACGTCATTTCGTAACGACCAAAACGGTTGTGTCCTGTATTCTTATTTAACATAGATGTATCATGTTCAATTGTTTTTCTTGTCAAATCTAGTATTTTTTGTAAATTATCTGCCTTCTTCTTTAACTCCTCGATCTTCTTAGTCTCCTCCTGTTTGGACGAGTGGTTCTCCGGGGTCATAATCGTCTACTTGGTAATTCCAGAGTTTAGCACCGGGATACACTTTTCTCACTTGATCCTGTACTTCTCTGCGTGATGGTTTTTTGACTGAAGGGAAAAACATTTGTATCATATAGTTTCCTCCTCTCCATGCCAAAGCTGCGGATATTATGTTTCCGACTTTTTGGTAATTTGGTAATCTTGTTGCTTCTGATATTTGAATAAAACCTTTTGTTGGTCTGAGTGGTTCTGGTTTTATAATATCAATTACGTCTGCAAAAATATTTCCATCTGCGTCTTCGATAGAAACATCTTCACTAAGGACTTTATCTCCAACTTTTACATCATGTTCTTTAAACCAACCTTTATTTACTTCCAATGCAAATAGTATTGGTGAGTCTGGGCCAATGTGTTCGGCACTAAGTGGTTTAAGTTCTTTTATACTTTCAATAATACCCCACTTGTCGATAAAAGCAATATCAAGAGGGATAGTTGTATTCTTCATATGAAATGAATGGTAGTTCACTTCATCAAAAATAAACAACATTCCACTGTCTTCATTTAGACTTTCTCTAAACATAAGACCTGATTTCCACTCTCCCATTGTCTGGGGAATTTCGACTTTAAGTGGTAGTAAAAATTTCATAACTCAATTATTTAGGTAATTACTTAGTTTTATCCTCCATTACCGCCCCCGCCACCACCGTTACCACCGCCACCGTTGCCACCACCGTTGCCACCATTTCCGCCACCATTCGCACCGTTCCCATTTCCGTTAGAAGTTCCGTTACTGCCGTTCCCATTTCCGTTTCCATTTTTGTGACTGTGACTGTGGTATCCTCCGCCATAAAATCCTCTACCATATTTAGTAGTCATTTTAACACATTTTTTCTTGATAGGATCATAGTAAGATCCCTCTGGGCATTTTGGTCTTTCAACAGATTTTGCTGCTTCTTCGATAAAGTCGTTAAGTGATTTCATAATCCTACGATTGTGAGAGGGTCTGAGGTTACAGTTGCTATACCAGTGGATCCTAATTTAACTCTATTAGATTCAAAATTTAATGTTTTCATATTACCAAGACTGACGTTATCACTAGAGATACCGACTTGTCCTGATCCATTTACTTGACTAAGCAATCTAGGCATTTGCAGTCTCCAATACCGAAAGAAGAATTTTTAAAGTGGTGCCAGCACCAGCAGTTGCAGTAATTGAATCATTCGTCTCTAATACTAATTTACCATCTAGAGGAATATAAGCATCATTAACTGGAACATTTGCTTCTTTAATAATCTCATTAGTTGTGCTACTTCTTACATGAGCAACAGTGAGAGTAGTCGCAGCTGAAGCGTAATTTGTTACGTGTGCATATAAAATAATTCCAGTGTATCCTGTTGGTGCAGTATATATTGTCTGACTACTTGTTGTGAGAGTAGCAGTAAATGTTTTAAATCTATTGAGTGCTAATTGTGCCATCTTAACTGAGTGCTAGGATAAATGGTGTCATTTCTGAGAATAGACTTTTACTAAATGATCTTCCACTAATTGTACCAGTTGTTTGGTTAATTTGTAAATCATCACCTATTCTAAAATTACCTGATTGATCGGTGCTTGTATAAACTACAGTTCCACCATTTGTAGTTACAACTTCATTTTCTTGAACTGTTACTCCACCACGTTTTGGAGTTGCTAATGTAATAGTATTACCAGATCCAATATATTCAAATGTATGAGAACTAGCAACTATTTTACTTTGTTGGAAGAAAAATGCAGTTGAACCAACACCTACTGTATTAATTAAATTCTCAGCAAGAGTTAATGTAGCAATCCCAGACGATACAGGTGTCGAACTATTTATTGTATAATAAAGATCATCCATACTAGCAGTAGCAGTTGCTGTATTAACACCAACATTTGGTGCTCCTATAGTTACTGTTGGTGTTTCTTCATATTGACTTCCACTACTAATAATTGTAACTGATGCAATTGATTCATTTTCTACAGTGGCGAATGCTGTTGCAGTTTCTCCGTTAGGGCCAGTAGGAGCATCAATAGTTACTGTGGGAGTAGAGGTGTATCCAGTTCCCCCAGATCCAACAGATATTGTTTCAACAGATTTATAAAGTCTATCAAAGAAAACAACTTGACCATCATAAGGTCTTGTAGTTCCAGCACCTATATTAACAATAACATTATCTTGTGCAGCCTCTGCTTCAGCAGTAACTATTCCTGTAAATTGTTGACTACCAATACCGTCAGCAACTAATCCAAATGTACCAAAACTACAATTACTATTTGCTACATCTGCTTGCCCACCTTTATGTGCAGTTATTGCTTGATCACAACAGATAGTAAACACTGAAACTAACTGTGCATATCCTTCATTTGTTACCGCAACACCAACACCACCTTGATTATATTGCGTGAAGGCATCAACATTCATTGATTTTGTTTTCACTGCTAAATTACCATCAATCCTAATTCCAGTTCCTGTTGTAGTATCACTAGTACAGTTTTGAACATAAGGCCCTTTCCATTTACCACCACCAACATTTGTTGCACCAGCAGTTGGAAATGCAACCGCAGCTGACGGTGCAAGATGTCCACTAAATGTCATGTTAGCAAGTTTTGTTCCTTTGTTGACATGAAATATATCTTGTGTTGAATTACTAGGAAGAACTTTAACAGTTCTTAAATCATCACCAACTACAGAACAGAATGCTGGTAATGTTATTGGATTATTTTCTACATATGTTCCTGATAAAACTTTTATAGTTGTTTCTGATGTCGCTATACCAACTGCTGCTTTAATAGTCAGGAATGCGTTATCTATTGATGTTCCATTATTTGTGTCTAATCCATCTTTAGCAACATATAAAACATTTGGTGCAGAGTTGATACCAGAAGCACTAGCACTAATCGTTACTCCGGAACCAATCGTAATTGCAGAATTTGTAAT